AGAACAACCCACTGCAAAACTCAACATTATCAGGTTCGGTCGACTCGAATTTAGCCATCAATCCAACCTCGGCGACAAAGTCAGTAAACTTGCGTCCGCAGATCGGCTTGTCCACCGCAATGACCAAATCATCACCAAGGGCCATGCAAGCATATCGGACCTCGGGATAATTACAGCACATGAAGTGGGTGACGATTTCAAAATTCAAGAACGTGTTACCAATTGAAGTATTTGGGGCTCCTGAACGCCGCCTTCCAATACTATGGTACTTAGCAGCCACGTCCACTTTAGTACCTGCTATCCGATAGGCGCAACTGGCCACGCCATCGAACTCCAACTGCTGTTTCAACGATGAAAGCACTTCATGTCGTACACCAACACGCCTGTATGACTCCAACTCATGGAATATAGCTGAACTTGATAAAGAACCGTCAAAATTGCTATAGTCATTGCAATAGAATTGCATACCATTGGAAACCTGTCTGTGAAACCACTGACCAATCTGGGCTGCGGACGTTTTCGTAGCATAAAAATACCTGGGATGGAGGTAATCGAAATTATGGGCGAAAGCGATTGACAAACCAACAATTGTCGGGCCAACAGCCACATTGTGCGCAGCCGTTGAGCCCTGAATTAGGCGTGGGTTGAAAGGGCATTTACCAACAGCAGGTTCACGTTTGATGAACGACTTGGCATTGCCAACACGCATGTACTTTGTGGATTCCGTTTGGTCACGGGCCAACTCTCTTAGGTAAGCTTTCTGCTTACGAGTTGGATACCTGAGCAACCAATCTTCAACCGTCAACTCACACCAACCGTCAAAACCTCTAAGAACGGGGCTAACTGGCGGCACAAAGGCTGTCCAAGATAACAGACGTGTTTTGGGACAATGTCCCAATTCAACCAAGTGTTTGTTGAGCAAAGCGAGGGGATCAAAGATGCTTCGGTTTCTAACAGCTGCCTCAAGGTTGTGGCAGCAGTCGATTGGGTATACGGGCAGATGCGTGATGGTACCATAACCATGAAGAACGCATTTGCTTGGCCACGTTTCAAAATTGCATCCATCATCTTGACAAGCATGGTATACGCTCGGCTCGGTGACGAAGTTAGTGATGAAACG